CTGGGCAAACTTAGGCATATTAAGGCACCACGTTTCTTTGTTTGTTTGCGTTTCCGATATCTTTTCTGTACCCAAGAGTTGATGTAGAAGGTCTATTATTATTTAGAATTTCTGCTACCAACGCACTGAGTGATGTTTCGTTTAGAGATTTTATTTTTTCTAATATAACGCTTATGGATATACTTTCTAATTTTGCCTGTTTCAGCAATACCGTTGATATGGTTAGCGCCGAATCTTCTGTGAAACCCTTTGATTCAAAAAATTGAACGGTCGTATCAACATCAACGGAATTAAATTCCAAGGGAGTTTTTCCGTATGTATCAAAGAACAATTTAGTTCCCTGGGCACTATCTGTTGTTGTCTCGGCTGGTAAATTTGTTGGCATTATAATTGTATCTCCCCAGTGTAACCATTAACTGTTCTCTGTGTTCCTGTGATAGGAGTATTATTTGTATCATTCTTTGGAAATATTGCTCCAGCCACACCACTAATGGTGTTGGCCACTGATTCAATTCCCGCAGGACTTGTTAATATGTTAATTGCTTCTCTTTTAATAGAATCGCTTGATAATTCTTTGGCATTCTTATATGTGTTGACAGCCTTAATTGCTGTGCTAAGGAATGACTGTCCCGACCCAAATGCCGTTCCATCCGCAACTGCTCCAAACACCTGTTCTATTCCATCAAGAACTCCTCCCTCACCTAATAGGTTTGAAATTCCTCCGCCGGCGACTGTAAGAGGTGAAGGTGTGTTGTCATAGTGTAGTGTCGCGAATCCCTTGGGCGATCCTTCGGTAATTCTTCCTGAACTATAAATTACTCCTTCGTACTCAACTGTCATCTCGCTTGATGCTGGTTCAGTGGATGCTGCGTAATCCATATTTCCTTGATTCCAGGATATGATTTTTGGATTAACCAAGGTGTATCCTATAAATCTTCTTCTGGCCATGGTATAGATTGTGATAGACTTAAAGAGGGGTGATAAAATATCACTGTCTAATCCATATCTAAACGCATCGCTCGGCGTATCGGTTTTTCTATACTGATTCGCATCATAAGCACTGGTTGGAAGGTGCCTGTCTCTTACATAATATCCATAATATATTGCCCACAACGCACTTATAATTCCCTGATTATCATCGTGGAAGTTAATAGTTATGGGTTCATAATTGTAGTTAGAATAGATAATCTTTTTTCTATTATACTGATTTAGTGTCTTGCTGTCAAATTTAAATTTAGGCAGTTCAGCAGACTTGGCAAGTAGACCTGTTTCTTCTGCGTGTCTGTTTGTAAAAGATTTAGCCCTAGTAGCATCTTTATCTAACTCAATACGCACGAAATAATTAAATTTCGTTCTTGGTGATAATCTAAATTGATCATCAATGAATAATCTAGTGGCGTGCTGGAAGTTAGAAACTAATCCCTTGGGGTTAGTTAATCCGCGTCCGAAGTCTTTTAAGAAATCTAAATATTTTGTATATTTGTTGGCCATACTATTATTTAGCCATAAAAAAAGCCCGGAAAAAATCCGGGCTTTTTAATCTTTTTGCTACTATTAGCCTTGAGCTGCTCCACCACCTGTTGTAGAAGAACCAATAGTTCTTTCCACAGCAGCGCCAATACCAACACCAACAGTTTGAGCACCTGGCCCCCACTGAGTCATGTTGTCGAAACGTATTGTAAGTGCTACAGTCATAGGCTCGTTAGTTCCGTAGTTAGCATCACCATAATCAACGTTTTGTACGAAACAACCGTAAAGGTTAGTAGTTTCTAACACATTGATTTCGTCTTGGTTAGCGTTACCACCGTCCAACACTTCGATCTTAGTAGTAAATTTGTAATCAATACCAGATCTAGCAGAAGCCTGTTCAACAAAGTCGAACTGTTTCTGAACCTGTTGACCAACAAGTTTTTGAACTTCGCCAGTAGCGTCATCACGCAAGTTAAGCACAACAGTTTCAAATGTATACTTACCTGCTAGGTATACACGTGAGTTGTAAACTTCCAAAGGAATTTCTTCAAAAGCAACCTTTGGTCTGCTTACGTCGACAACCTGTTTTGTTAACTCAGTAGCAGCACTAACTCCAAAACCTAATAAAGTAACGCGGAAGCGAAACTTTAATTTTGGCATCAAGAGCACTTGGTTGCCTGCGTCTGTGGGTACTGAGAAGTTATTTAATGATGTAATAGGCATTATATTTCTCCTGTGTTCTTGACACGCAACGGAATGTAAATGAACTCAATCGCCTTGACCGGTTCAATCGCAATGTCAACATATAGTTCGTTACGATCGATTCTGGCTGGTGTATTGTTTGTTTCATCACACACTACTGCGAAATCATAAAGGGCTCTTAAACCAACTAATTCAAGTAGTAATGACTCCACTGCTTGTTTAATTTCGTCCCTTGTGATTTTATCATTAGGTTCAAAAATGTATGGTCTGGCCAATTTATTTAACTGACTACGCAAGTAAACTACCAAACGTGCTACATTTATTCTGTCTAACGCAGAAGCATTTCTGCCTCTTGTTTTCTGACCATAGTTAACCAATCCAACTCCGTTAAAGAATGTGATCGGATTAATTTTTAGATCATACAATGTATCTCTTTGTCCTTCGTTCAAAGAAACTGTCTGGAATTCCCCAGTTGCTGCGTCAATGTAACCAACAGCAGTTGCGTTTGTAATTCCACCGCGTCTTGTACCTGCTGGAGCAAACCATGGATAAGAAACTTGATCGCTTAGTGCGATTGTTCTCATCATCATGTGTGATGCTGGAACAACTGCGTTAACACCGCTTAGATCAGTTGTGAATCCATTTGGATAAAATGCTGCTAGGTATTCGTCGTAGGTTACTAAACCTTCGTCACCGTTGTCTGTTACTAGGCTAGCATTTGAACCCCAGTTAGTTAAAGTTGTAGCATTTGCTGCTAGTCTTAGTGGAGTATCGCCAATAACAAATGCTGTTAAGCCTCTGTCAATGTTCAAGTTCACTAAGTTGCTCATTAACTCTGGATAACCAGGAGCAGCAATTATGTTAAAGTTTCTACGCTCTTCATCTCTAATCTGTTCACTTGTGTCGATTACAGATTTCATAGCCTGTACAACAACCATACGCTGTGCCTTGCGACCAAATGATCCGCTACCATCTTCTTGGTTGCCTGATTGTGTAGTCCAACGGTCTGTTGCGTAACCACTCATTGCTTCATCGTTGAAACGAGCATTGTCTGCTGTTGTGTCGATGTAGTTGTTGTTGTATTTCTTAACGTTACCACCGCTTCTACGCAAGTTCCATAGCAACATACCCTGTGGATATAGTGCTGGATCTGGAGCATCTGGGTCTAGGTAAGGCTCTGTCAGCAATGTTTTAATGGTTGCTGCTGTATTACCGGTCGCACCTGACGAACCATAACGAGCGTCTGCGAACAACACACCGTCTTCAGTTGTTTGGTCTGTCTTGTCAACCAACACAAACTGTGCTAGGTCGTTGTTGTATCTGTAGATTGTTGGATAATTTTCTAAGTCCGCTGTAGAAATCCACAAGTCTCCATCTGCTAAAGGTGTTGAACCATCTGACTGTGTAGTTGGCTCTGTTGCTCTTACTTGAGGTCCGTTAGCATCTGTTGATGGATAAGCAGTTCTGTAACCTACCCATGTAGTTCCATTGTGGGCCATGATATCAACATCAGAAAATTCTGAATTGTACCATAATTGACCATCTGCTGGTTCGTTTTGTGGGTTATCAGCACTGGCTTTGAAATCCACTGCTGCCAAAGGTTTCCAGTTAGAAGCAATGTATCCCTCTGAAGCACCTGCTGGTGCTGTGTAGAAGTTAGCAGTGCCTGCTCCTGTGTTAATGTTATATGCTGTGAATAACTTAACAATTGGAGTTGCTGTTCCATCAGTGATTCTAAAGTCTCCACCCTTCTTGTGATAGATTTGAACTTTATAATCATCTGTAACTGTTGCTTCAATTTGATTAGTAACTGAATCGCCATTGCCATCAACATAAACCGCAGCGTTGATTGCTTCAGCAATTGCTGTAGCGTCTGCTGCTGTTCCTGCTGCTGTAAATGATATTGTAGTTGCTGCTGTTAAACTAGCAGAACCAGTAACACTTTGTTTAATTGTGAAAGTGTTTGCTCCACTTGTTAACAGACCAGTAACAACCGCTGAAGTTACTGTTGTGTTGCCTCTTACTGCTCTGTAAAATAATTTAAATTTAGCAGTTTCGGGTGTAGTATCACTACCGCCATGCTCATCAGCATTTGATTGTACGTATAATGAGTTTACAGGTAAGTTTGAACCCCCACCTGATCTGTCAAGATAGTATAATGCGCTATGGTTGTTGGCATATATCGGAGCACTTTCTTCAATCCAAGTAGTAGTTGCTTCGTTCCAATAGTTAACTCTCCATCTTGCTCCGCTGTTAGGCTCAGTAGTTTTAATCCATACAGAACCTGTAGGAGCAGCAGTTGCCAATGATGATTTCCATTGAGGAACTGTTGTGTGTGGAGTTTGTTGTAATGAAACACCGTTATAAACTTTCTGAGTCAACCCTAGTGTTGTAAAGTTGGCACTTTCATTTACAATTCTAATTGACCCGTCTTGTGATGAATCACCTAAACTGTATGATGTTCCATCTGAGTATAGATAAAGTTTGTTTTCAACTGCTCTTGCTAGTACACCAGTAATTGCTAAACCGTTAATGTGTGACACTAATTGTGCTAGTGACCAACCATTAACTATATTAATTGCTGTGTCATTAATAGCAAACGTACCTGATGTTAGTGTTCCTGTAATTGCTGCTGTTCCAATTACTGTAGGATGGCTTGCTTTCCAAGCATTTGACCCAACTAGAACCCAGTCACCTGAGTCAACTGCTGTGCCACCACCCGCAACACCGCCATTGCCTGCTGACTTGAAGTATACCTTAGCAGTTTCTTTAGCGGCATCAAAAGTTCCGCTGCCATCAACAGTTTCAAACACAACTGCGTAGTCACCAACTGAACCAACTGATCCTGCTGGAGCACCGCTTGATATTCTTACTGAATCGTCGTCTGTTAAAACTATAGGAGTCTTAGCAGCAAATTTTTGTCCGCCTGTAGTGTCTGCTGATGCGCCGTTCCACTCTTGAATTCCAAAAGTCGTTGTGCCTGTGTTTACCCACCACTGACCATCGTCTGGATTCGCTCCCGGGGCTTCTGATGAACCTTCTAATTCTGCAAGGTTAACATCTGCTCTTGTAATAAAAGCAGCGTTAGAAACACCGAGTAAACTATAGGCTGCTAATAAACCATATTCGTTTAACTCACTACCGTGTATAGGTGTGTTACTTGCTGTCTTTTCAAAGTTTGGTACTCCGAAAAGATCTACTAATTCTTTTTGTGATGTAATTTTAAATGCCGAACCTGCGTTCGCTTTTGTTGTAGCAGCGGCTACACCTGTACCTGCTGCATTTGTCTTATCTTGAGCTGTTGCTATTACGATTAATGGAGTAGTACCCGGTTCAGCAGGGGTATAAAAACTCTCATCAATTACCGTAACTTCAACGCCGGGTGATGTCAGTGCCATTTGCAATTTCTCCTGGTAATGTAATTTCTCATTCGATCATTACGTAATCTTATTACTAGTGTATTTAGTTTTATTTGCCAAAAAGCACCCGATAAAGCCTTTAAATAAAGGGGTAATAAAGGTGTAAATATACGTATGAGACCATTGTGTAAGTGCGGTTTACGACCCCGAGCGGTAAACTATAAGAGAAATGGGAAAACTTACTATCGCACTCTTTGCGAAGTATGCCAAACCCATGGTGCCTATCATGGTGTTCCGAGATGGTATAGGGCAGGTTATAGGATAAAGGACGCTTGTGATAAGTGCGGGTTTAAATCATCCCATAAAGAAGTCTTTAGGGTATATCATGTTGATGCTAATTTGGACAACTGCTCTCTGCGAAATCTCAAGACAGTTTGTGCTAACTGTCGAACTGTTCTTTCAAAAGAAGGAGTAGGATGGAAACAAGGGGATCTAATTGCCGATTTTTAGCATGGTTTCTACTTGATCATAAAGTTGCTGAATTGTTCCATCATTGGTCAACTCACTATCAAATGTTGTTCCAACCCATGCCCACTCGCTGGCGTGTATTTTGAGCCTCTTTAGCTCATTAATAGAAACGTTTGCTCCATTGTTTGCGTTAACTGCGTGATCGTACCATTGGGGTAATTTTCCCCTCTTAACCCAAATAATTTTACCATTAAGTTTCTTTATCGACTTGATTTCGTTTGGAAACCTAACATCGCTGATAACGATGTTGTCCCTGCTTTGGCGCAGTTTATTTTCCAAACTAGCAATCCAAATATCATCGTGAAACGTTCTACGGCATACTTCGGTTCCCCAATACTGTAGCACCCATCTTGGTGTAAGCGTAGGCATTGCTAGTCTTTCTGCCCACCAAGGATCTACCTGTTCTCTCCATTCGCGGGCTTCTTTGGTTCTACCTTCAAGCATGGTTCTATCCCAGCCAAAAACGGCAGCAACAGAATCCTTTAATGTATTGGCAAAACTTTCTCTTCGATATTCGTGAAAATTAACAAGATAGTCAGCGATAGTGTCCTTGCCACACCCAATAAAACCGCAAATTCCGATGATCATATAATTGTCTCCTATTACAAACAATTATATGTTAGGAACGGTTAATTGTCAAGTGTATTTGTTTAATCTTCTAACCAATCTAGTTGCTGTGTTAATTCTTTTTGTTCGAGATTGGCGGCGTGCCTGTTGAAACTTAGTTTTGGCACGAGTGGTTTTCATGCGCTGTGCTTGGGCAATATCTGGATGATCCCAACACTTGCTTGGATGGGAAACTTGTCTGCTTTTTCTTGGGCCTGATGGACAACGGTACTTCATCTTTACTGTACCGCCTCGTGTTGTTGCCTTGCCTCTCCCCCAGACTAGTCCTTCATAGAATTCTTCTATGCCTTCTGGTTTGAATTCATTAAACTTCATTATCCTATAATCCAACTGTAACCTTGGCCGCCAGGAACCTGAGTAACTAACTCTGCAGTTAGCCTTTCAATATCGGCAGCACCTTCTGCTTTGAGGGCGGGTCCGTTAAGTGCTGTACCTCCCTGTGGTCCAGCAATTGAAGCAAATTTTTCTCTTGCTTGTCCTAGCATAATTTTACAATTAGCCAGAGTGTAATCTTTAATCCACTGCCCGGCATAGGTATCCTGTAGTATCACATAATCGGGCTTTTCATTGTAACACCACAATAACACCTGTTCGGAACCTCTTGGTCTTTGCATGATTATTAATTTTTTGCTTTGTGGATTCCATGTAAAATTAATGAATGAACCAAACATTTTTCCTACAAGTTCTTGGTACTGTGCGAATAGTTCATAGGTCGCTAAACCGCCCATGTTGGTCGAACTTAACAAATAGGTATTTGTGTAAGCAAGGTTAAAAGGCTCAAATACCGTACCTCCTGTACCGTTACCTGATCTGGATCCAACGCTTCTTCTGTAGATCTGCCTAACCTGCTGTATTTCTCTGGGCAATATGTATTCATTTCTATCCTCTTCGAGGGTTAGAGTGATGTAACTTTCTTCAACGGCATTGTCTGAACGCTGCCTAAATACGCCCAATGATTTTACCAATCCTGTTTCATAGTGTATAGGGTCTAATTCCACGTCGATCATGCCATCACCTAGCATGGCCTTGCAGTAATCAAAAACCTTTTGTTTTTCAATGTCAATTTGGCTCATATTACTATTTATCAACATCTACAGAAACGGTAAATAAGTGTACTATGCCAAGACTCAGTTTATATCGCCCCGAAAAGGGCAAAGATTACAAATTTATTGATAAGACAGTTTGGGAAATGTTCCAAGTTGGTGGTACAGATGTGCTCATACACAAGTACCTAGGATCTGGACCGGCCATACAGGGAAACACTCCTAGCACGCCATCCTATAGTTCACTAAATCCAACTAATATACAGGATATGCTGTTCTTAGAAAATAGAGACAGAAAATACGATCCTGACATTTACGTAATGAGGGGTGTGTATAACGTACAGGACATAGATTTTAATCTAAGTCAGTTTGGCTTGTTTTTACAGAACGATACTTTATTCATTACTTTCCATATAAACGACACAGTTGAAAAATTAGGAAGAAAATTAATGTCAGGCGATGTTATTGAATTGCCTCATTTAAAAGATGAATTTGCGTTAAATGATCTCCAGTTTGCTCTTAAAAGATTCTATGTAATTGAAGATGTAAATCGTGCTGCTGAGGGATTTTCTGTAACATGGTATCCGCATTTATACAGAGCTAAATGTAAACCCCTAGTCGATTCACAAGAATTTAAAGACATTCTTGATCAAATTGCGGATAGTGAAAGTTACAAGGGAACATGGAATGCTTCATCCACATACTATCCTGGAGATACAGTACTGGCTCCTAATGGAGAAAAATATACAGTAATACAGGAAGTAACAGGAGTACAACCACCTAACACAACTTATTATAAGTTGGCAGATACTCTTAAGGATATTATGTCAACATATGAAAAAGAAATGCAAATCACACAGGCGGTACTTAATCAAGCAGAAGCGGATGTTCCGCAGAGTGGTTACGACACATCCAAGTTTTATACACTACAGAGAGACGAAACAGGAAAAGCAGAATTGGTATCTGCGGATACCACACTAGACGATGCCACACTAGAAACTGTTACTGCTGATACAGTATATCAGAGTGCCGAAGCCAATGGATACACAGGATACTTACTGGGTGATGGATTACCTCCTAATGGAGCACCATTTACACAAGGTATAGCGTTTCCAATAGGTCCGGCAGAAGGACAGTTCCATTTGAGAACAGACTATAGACCAACTAGATTGTTTAGATATAGCAAAGGACGTTGGAGTAAAGTAGAAGATGATGTGCGTGGTCAGGTTTCACATCTTGGTACCAGTGATACAGCAGCCGGTCAAGATTTTGCTGGCAAAGCCAATATTGAAACTAGAAAGAGTACGTTTATTAACAACACAACCGAAAATGTTATCGATGGACAAACTGTTAAGGAAAGACAAAGTTTATCCAAGGCACTTAAACCAGAGGCGGACAATTAATTATGGATTTTTTCTACGACGGACAGATTAGAAGATATGTAACACAGTTTATGAGGATTTTCATAGGCTTCAAGTATCAAGCCGGTAACGGTGATCAACAAACAGTGCCTGTTATGTATGGGGATTTAACTAGACAGGTAGCAAATATTATTAGAGAAAATTCAGAAAATAAAATGCCTACGGTTCCAAGGATGGCTTGTTATATTACAGGATTAGAGATGGATCAAACTAGATTAACCGATCCTACTTTTATTAGTAAGGTAAACATTAGAGAAAGGGCATACACAGTAAATGATGCTGGTGAGCGTGTATACACTTCGGCTCCAGGAAAGAGTGTGACCGTTGAGAGATTAATGCCAACACCCTTTAAACTATCAATGAAGGCTGATATATGGACTTCTAATACCGATCAAAAATTACAATTGTTGGAACAAATACTGGTTCTTTTTAATCCTGCTTTAGAAATTCAAACCACTGACAACTATCTTGATTGGACTAGTTTGAGTGTTGTTTATCTTACAGGAACATCATTCTCTTCAAGAAGTATTCCAGCAGGAGTAGAAAGTGATATAGATATTTGTAGTTTAGATTTTGAAATTCCAGTATGGATATCACCACCTGCTAAAGTTAAGAAACTTGGTATTGTTAGAAGTATTATAGCAAACATATTTACAGAAGAAGGCGATGTTGTTAATCTATCACAACTAATCTATAACCAGGATAGTAGAAATACGGTGTATGTTAACGCTAGATATCCTGTGTTATTGTTTAAAGCAAACAACGGACAGGATTACGACTATGAACTAACAATTCTTGATCAGAGTGCTGCTATTAAATCCTTGGGATTAGCAGAAAAGGATTATGTCAACGGTAAGAAACTAGACTGGAACGGAGTTCTTGCTACACTAGGCAACTTCACTGAAGGAACCAGTATGGTACATTTTAGACAGCCTAACGGAAATGAAATTTCTGGAACGATTGCTATAAACCCAGTTGATCCTTTTGTACTATTGGTTAGTGTGGATCCTGACACCATACCCGATAATACTGTAATACAATCAAGTAATAGATCATCAAGTAGTTTAACAACAGTGGACGCAATTATAGATCCATTAAGATTTAATCCAATAACCACATTTGGTGGTGTTGATAAAATCCCAGTTGGACAGAGATACCTTTTACTAGAAACTATAGGTAATGAGGATAACATTAACGGTCCTGAAGGTTGGAAGGGAGCAGATGGATCAACTCTAACTTCTTATAGGCTTCCAGCATTTAGCATAGTAGAATGGACCGGAGCCAAATGGGAAATAATTTTTGATCCTGCCCAAGTAACTGATGTAACGTACATAACCAATTTAAATACTGGAATTCAGTATAAATGGGATGGCATACAGTGGCTCAAATCCTTCGAGGGAGAGTACGCACCAGGATATTGGAGATTTGATCCAGAAGGCGCATAAGTATCATTATGCAAAAAAGAGCCGGACTATTATATCTATCTTCCTCAACCAAGAGAATAATGCTTATTCTAGAGAACGAAAAATGGACAGTTCCAACTTTCAATCTCCAATCCTCAGTCATTAAAGATAGCAAAGACCTTCAAGAAAAATTCTGTGAGGGGAAGATACTTCCTATAGAATTGTATCTCTCTAAGGACAGAGGATTTGAATATGGTACATATATCTGTCTTATAAAAAATGAATTTTTAACAGAAAGTGCGGCCACTTTTTGTTGGAGTGATTTAGATTATTTGCCCAAGAATGTTCATACCGGTTTAAAGAGTACCTTAAATAATAATCTAATTAGAACAAAAATAGAAACTGTATTGGAGTTAGAAAATGGTAGCATTAAATAGTTCTTTGGAAAGTAGCCAACGATTTAAAGACGATTGGAACAGATATAAAACTGCCAAGTCGGCTGTTAAAGATGAATCAGTAAAGAGAGAAATAGATTCTCTTCTATCAAGTTTACTAGCAGAAGTTAAAAAAATTGATCAACATCACAATGATTTACTACAG